CTTTACTGAGTGTTTTACACGAAGTAAAAGAGTTTCAGCATCTTCTTCGGCTAATCTGTTGGCCAAAGAACCAGAATTTTTCTTCCATAAACGGTTGAAAGTTCCGGGACCAAGTGTTGGAGAACGGTTCGATAAAAGAACCGCAATCCCCTTCCTTAGTGAGAGTGGTGCGACAGAGGTGATCTTGGTATTCCATCCCTTTCGGGTTATGAATCCAGCACCACCTAAGCACCTAGGAACCATTACGGAGACACCAGCCTTCCGCATTCTTTCTATGCTTGAGCTGTACAACGTTTGTTGAACAGCCCAAACACGGACATGATTGCATCCGGCACCTACTAAGGAATCCACGATGGCGCCGGCAGCAATCTCAGTTGGTAAACCAACTTCGATTGACTGCCGTCCGCCTAAATGGAGTCCAGCTGTAGGGGCAACCAGAGCCCTAAGTGATATTGCGTGATGAATAATATGATTATTAAATAACCGTATTTTTTCATGTGGCATATAACCTAGCCTCTGGAGTTGCCAGTGCTTAAGTAATGGTCCATTGTAACTCACTAAAATCTCAAGGAATACTCCTCTACCAAGACTGCTTCGGAAGTGTTTTCCTTTAGACAGGATACCTCCACAATCACGAATGACCGAGTCATAACAATTCAAAGAGATGGCCCCACCAATAATGATGGCGTCATCCCCACAAATTGAATAACTCAGTCGGCGTGAAAGTGATAACTTCCTTGAGCTAGTCCTCTGTGCGTAGTCTATCCAAAAAAGATGGACTAAACATAGAAGACTCCAGGTCGTTGGTAATCCCATTAGGATCCCTTTCTTCGAAAGAAGAGAAAAATCACTATATTGGATTTCCATTGGCCCGGTACAAAGTTTCAGCCCACAAATCTCTTCTTCTCTAAATCTATCAGATTCGATTAGTCCTTGGACTAATGATTCTACTAGATCAAAAGGAAAGAGATCAGTCGCCGAAGTTAAATCGCTTGAATTCACTTCTCCTCCGTTACGGAGGTCGAGAGCTTTCAAGTGGTTTCCACTTAGTACAGAAGAAAGACCCTTTGTACGGTTTAACCCGTACATAAGTCTCCTTCGGGCTAAGTGGCCCAGTGTTAAAACCGTACCGTGACTTTTAGTTACGATACGAGCTTTAAGACCAGGTTCTTTGATGACTTCGACTTTTGCTTTTCGCAAATCAGGATTATCTAAATCCTGTTTACAATAGGCTAAAAGTCGTTGTTCTGAAACTAAGTCAGCCCACTCCTGGTCAAGAATACCAGGAGGTCTATTTGACAACACTTCAGGAGCAGATTCTAATGACTCTCTTACCCAACGGGCTAAACCTCCTTCCTTTCGGTTGTAGGTATAGCAAGCAGAGTTCGACATGCTTATTATCGCAAGTCGGTCTTTGCCTCGTGGAATATGTTGTCGAGCCCAATCGAATGAGAATCTTTTGATTCCATCTATTAGGTGAGACGGTGTATTCCAACCCGTTCCCAAATCCCTCTTATGTTTGTCAATAGCTTTCTTCACAGTAGCTAAGCTACCAGGAGGAAGCGATCGACC